AAATATTAGCTTGTAAGCGTGTGGCTTATTGTCTTTTAGACTTACACTATTTAGCCTTATTTTGCCTTTCTTATAATCACTACCATTTAACTTTATAAGCGCATCTGCTTTGTATCTTGCATCAAAACTATCTATTATATCGCTGTCTTGATAATGTCTAAATATCTTGGAATTATGCTTAGAAGCTGGTACGTTAAACTGTTGTGAAAAAGGTGTAAATATTTTAGCTACATCTTTTACGTTTTTTATAGTGTCTGTAATGCTTACGCTTTCATCCTCAAATAAATCAAGCCTTTGAAAATCACTTTTAATTATATAAGCCTCATTAACAGTAAATATATTATCCGATAAAGCTAAGGTAGTTGCGTTTGTAACTGCTGTAACTTTAGCAGAAGTGCCATCGAGTTCATTAAAAACAATATAACCCACCTCAACAGTACCAGTAAAATTAGCGTTAGCATCTACTAAATTATTTGTAGAGGTAGATGTAGCATTGCCATAGTATCTTATACCATCCCTTATGTATAACTCAAGTATCTGCATTTAGCGTATGTTGTTTATTGTGTCAAAAGCAAACTCTATTTCTATTGTGTAGTTTATAATCTTGTCGTTTAGTTGTGTCTTGTAAGCAAATGAACTGCTTGTAACTTGTATCGGTAAGGTCTTAGAGTTTATCTCAATCCAGCAATCTTCGCTTAGTTGCATCTCTTTAAATACCTCGTTGTATGCTTCTGGGTAGTAACCAGTATTTAAGGTTAGTTTCTCTTTACCATTTTTGGTTAGTGTCTTATCTTGGTGGTTGCTTATGCTGTAACTTGCACTACTAATTATATTCTTTTTGAACTTTTCTGTTTTGGTTGTTAGCGTTTCGTTTGTGCGTTTAAAAAACCAGATATCTTGCAACACTCCAAACTTGTTTATAAACGTAATCTTGTAGGGCGTAAACTTGCACTCGCTTTCGTTTGTTACTGTTAGCTTTGTAACGCCAGTAGAACTATCTACCAATATTGTGTCAAAGTCAAATAAGGTATATTCGCCCTCAAAGGCTGTAAGGCAATCGCTACCCTCAAAAGTACCGCCATCTTGTATAACTCTATCCTCAAACTCGTCTGAGCCATTTACACCGCTTGTAACGTATTCTATTTGCTGATTATTTTCATCAGTTGCTGTTATAGCTTTCGTGTAAACTTGCGTTCCGTTGTTTAGGTATGTTACTTGTGTTGCTAAAGACCTATCTACTGCTATTACAGCTGGTGCATCATCAAGCTTAACTATCTTAGTGTTTGATTGTAATACCGCTTGGCTGTTTGTGGGGTTTACACCATCTTCAAACAAGCCATAGCCATAAAACGCTTTTAAGGGAACGAAACTACTTGCAGCACCTTCTGTTATTTGTATGGTGTTTGTAGTTCTATAATCTACCCAAAAAATATCTGTTGCATAATCGCCATCAAATGCGTTGGTAAAGTAATCTCTTACAAGTTCCGATATCTCAAAAACGCAAACATTCTCTACCGCAAAAGAGTTTATTGTATAGGTGGCTGTTGCTGGTCTGTCAGTTGTTCTTGTGTCTGGGTATATAAACAACTCCAACTTACAGCTTGTTAAATTAGTTGCTGTTACCGATATGTAGTACGGACTTCTTACGTTTATCTTGCTCATTTCTTGTTAATGTTTACTTGTATTTGTTTCTCTAAGCCTATTGAGTAAGCCTCTACTAACTCGTCTGGTAATCTTTTAAAAGCAGCCTCGAATGGTTTGGTAAAAAACATACTTGGTCTTATACCTCTCTTTTTAATCGACTTTGCTATTGCAAACTTTATTCCCTCACGCTTTGCAAACTTACCGCCTTTTCCTCTTGGTGCTATTCCCTTTCTAACTACCCAACTGTCTAAAGACTTAGTGGGTGGCATCTTGTTAGTGTACTTGTAAGGCGTGTTGTATTTCTTTTCTGTTCCGCTTACCCCTTTGTCTTGGAACTTGCCATAGTCCGCCATATCAAACGCTAAGGACGTTTTTTGTGCGCTCTGTGATACTTGGTAACCCAAAGAGTTATAAAGTTCCTTAGAAGCGTTCTTTTTGCCCTTAGATAAGTTGCTTCGTGATTGTTGTATAACGTACTTAGCAAACTTGTTTAGTTCATCCCTTAAAAACTTGTCTGCTAACATATAGTAATATCGTTATGAATTATGACGTCCATTGTTGCAGCGTACCCAGCAAGTCTATTATCAAACCTTTCATAAAATGGCTCAAGCGATGGGTCGCCTTCAAGCTGGAATTTGTCGCTGTATAAATCGCCTCGCCTAAGCACCATTACCAACTTATTAAGAACTGCTAATTGTGTGTTAAGTACATCTTGCTCGTTGTTGTTGCCTCTGAAGATATCAGTAGTAGCATCCTTGCTTTCGTCTACAATATCCATAGCCATAACAGTTATGTTAAAAGATATTACTTGCTCTTGTAATGTTACAGAGTTTACAATAATGTGTGCCAAAGGAAATATGCTTTGCTTAGATAAGTCAATATCGAAGATATCGCCAGTTGTAACTGTGTTTACATTCACATCCGCTAAAAGCTGTGTTTCTATTGTTTCTGTTATTTGGTAAAACCCTCTAATTCCTTGTTGGCTCATTTGAATTTGTTTTTAATCTGTGATGCTTCTATTTGGTTTTTCTCTTTTGTGTATTCTAAATATGTTAAGCACTGGTGTACATTTAGTTTAGTGATATTTTCAAATCGTGTAATATCGCCTTGAGCGATGCCAAAGAGGGCGTTAAACCATCCCCATTTGGATGTGAAATTAGATGCTGTGCTAAAGCCTTCTCGTTCTTGCTGTCCAAAGAGTTCAGCATAACCATCGATAAGTCCTTGCCTAAACTGTAAAAAAAAACAATAGCACCTAATACTACATCTAAGGGAAAGTCTTTAGCGTTCTCGCTTGTGTCTGCATCATATTCTTTTATGGTGTACCTTGCGCCTCGCTTGTGTTCTATTGGTCTGAATAGTACATTAACCGCTCTATGTAAATTGTCGTTATCGCCTATGAAAGTGTCTAAGTCCATATACTCTCCGAAAGTCATATCGTCTAACTCTGGTATGAAGCCATAATCTACGCCACCTAAGCTGAACTTATTTATTAGCTGGTGGTTAGTGTCAAACATAGTATTTATAATCTCGCATACCTCAGCTATGTCTGTGGCTTTCATATTGCGTACTACTATCTCTGGCACTTTGCAAAATATCTCTACAATCTTAAGCTGTATCGCCGTATCGTGTGTGTCCTCAAGCGTTCCGTCTAACTTAGCAAACTCTTGGTATTGTCCTAAGGTTATTTCATTAAGGCTTGTTGGTATTCTTAGATTAACTTTCATATTACTTTACTTATTAATATATAAACAATTTTAAATTATTTTAGTGAACAATATACTTACCTCTATTTGCGTTTTGTAACTGGTAGCCAACAGCGTATCTAATAGCATCTATTAAGTGATTGTACTTGTCTATTGGTGTGTTGCTCTTACGCTCTAACCAGCGATAGTTGTTTAACTCTTTGATGAGGTTTGTACTGTCTGGACTTACAACTAAGTCATAGTCTTGTAGTAAGCTTATTCCGTACGTTACACTTCCTTGACCTTTTATGCTTGGCTTTACGTTACAGCCTTTGGCTTTTATTTCGCTTAGTAGTCTTGGCTCTGCGCTATCCCCTACAATCAAACCACTGTTAGCGTGTTTAAGGTTTAGTTCTACTATTTGTGATGTGGTTAGTCTTGGCAAGTAAAAGCACTCCTTTAAATAGATTGTCTTATTAGCTTTGTCTATATTAACCTCAACCAATGTACTTGGGTCTGCTGCGAAGCCATAATCTTGACCCCACACGCTTACGCTACTTCTTTTAAACTCTCCGATACTCCAGTTACTAAATATAACCCCCTCTGCTTTAGACATCCAAGCACCAAGCATTTGCTGTTTGTACTTCTCTGGTCTGCGCTTACGCATCTGGTCTATTTGGTCAATGTAGCTTTTAGAGAGGTTGTCTATGTTGTCTATGTAAGTGGTGTGTATGTACGTTGTGTTTTCTTTCTGTGTATTGCTTCCCTCTTGTACCCCTCTATCCTCAAAGAAACGTCTGTATATAAAGTGTTCTTTGGTTGTGGGGTTTAATATCAGTATCACTCTATTGGCTTTGCCTTGTTGCCTTACACTTAGGTCAATGGTGTCAAACTTCTGCTCGTCTGTTAGTTCCTCAGCTTCATCTACTACCCAAGTTGTAATACCTTGCAGAGATTTAAGGTTTGCTGTCTGGTCGCCACTTGATGTCTTGATACCTCTAAAGATTATCTTGCTACCAGTCTTTTTGTTTATTATCTCGTCTTTAGTAATGTGAAAGTGTTCTATCGAGCCAAACTGTTCTAACTTGTCTAAGAACTCTGGTATAATTGATATGTATGCTGAGGTTAGTGTATAGCGTGTAAAGAGTATCACGTGTCCAGCTTCATAGGTAAGCATAACTAAAAGGGCGTTTACTGAAAAAGACTTACCAGACCCACGCCCACCACTCACAATAAAATACCTACTATCGTTTTCAATAATAGGCATATATTTCTTTTTTACCTCAATCAACGAACTTAATTAAATCTCTAAAATTAATGTTTAAGCCTTCCGAACTATTGATGTCCATACTTTCTTTAGGCTTTCCGTAACGATAGCTTAAATAGGTCTGTAAGGCTCTCATATCGCCTTTGGCTACTAACTTGCCCAATGTTTCTATTGCTTCGTCTTTGTCTATTATATTGTCTAAGCGTTCTATTAGCTTTTGCTCTTGTGCCTTTGGCTTTCTACCAGCACCTTGTCTTGCGCCTCCGTAATTTTTACTCATATAAATAAATCTTGAAAAAACTTGATTATTCAAGTTACTAATATATAAACAAACTTATTTTTTTTTAGCCTAAAAGTATTTCTTCTATCTGCTCTATCTGCTTATCAGTAGCTTTTGGTATCTGTTCTAAGACATAAAGCTTAGGACTGCCAATTAGCGTTTTAAAAACAAGTTCTAAGTCTGGATTGTAAAAAGCGTTTTGCTCATAGTTCCGTAAGTGGTGTAATATAGTAGCGTGATGGATGCTATATCCGCATCGTTTATACTCTCGCTGTATTTCTGTTAAGCGCATCTTTTTTACTCTACTCATATAGTGGTTAGCTACGCATCGCATCTCTATAACCTCTCTACGTCTTGTTTGCTCTAAGATATCTATGTTGTTTATCTCTTTAATTGTATCTCTAATTGCTTCTAATTTCATCTTCTTTCTTTTGTATTATATATCCGTTTTCTTTTAGGAGTTGTATCGCTTCGTTTATTTTTTCTTGTTCTATTCTGTAAGTGTCGAATATGTAGTTGTGTATTACCATTTTTCTTTGTTTAAGTTATATTCACTAAGGGGTGCTTCCCCATTTTCTTCTAATTCTTTTTGTAAGTTAGCTAAGGCTCTCCAAGCTACTTTAGCACTATGCCTTACTAAGTCTGTGTCTATCTCTCCAGCTTCCATCAAGTGCCTTGTTAAAGCATCTAACTCATCGCCACTCTTTGACCTATCCCAATGTAAAGGCTTGTTAGGGTGGTGCTGTTGGTTTCCTATCCAAGATGTTTTAGCCACCTCTCTTATTGCATCTGGGAAGTATTTAAGTACTCCACTAAATACTGGCATTGTTTTTCTGTTTGTTTGTTTTAGCCTCTCATCAAAGTCATCATCATAAACCCCAGCTCTTTGTTCTTGGCACTCAAGTTCTTCTTGTTCTGTCATTGTGTAGGCGCTTTCTGTTCCGCTTATGTAATCAATCCTCTGATTTGACTTTTTCATTGTCTTTGTCTATTATTAGTTTTAGTGCCTCTAACTTTACATACATTTGGGCAACTATGTTTTCAAGTCTAAGTATGCGTTGTATCTGTGTGTGCTTCTTTTGTTTCATTATAATGTTTTGGATATGGTTGCTCTTTATGTTTACATTTCTTTTTTTCTCTTTGGTCTAAGAATTTAATATATCTAAATTGTCTCAGTTCGTGTCTTATTACTCTATCTTTATTTTTAGGATTGTTAAGTAAATTATAACCCCTCTTACCAGCTTTTTCGCTTGTTTTAATTGAATTATGGAAAGTTTCCCCATCAAGTTCCCAAAATTTATTAAGATGTTCTCCATAATAACCAAAAGAACAAGCTTGATATACAATTCCAAAACCACCACATCTTTCATCAGCAAAGCTTTGTATCCATTTTATTTTAGGGTATTTACGTCTTATATATTTAAGTGAGTAACTTATTGCTCTACTCTCTGGATATTTACCTACATCATCTTCAATCCACATTCTATTTAATTCTAAATATTCATTTTTTTTAGTTCCCTCTACAACACTTGCACAACTTGCTGGGTTCATAGCGTATCCATATTGTAAAACACCTATTATTTTATTCTTATTAAACAAACCAAGATGTATATAAGTGCCATTATAAAACTTACCACTATAATGATTTTTAACTATAATGTCATTTGCAAGTTTTCTATCTATTTCTTTTATATAAAATTCATCTGTACCAAAACCTAAACATACTGCATCTCCCCATAATGAAGATTGTGTTGAGTATATATATTGTTTTTTCATAGTTCTCCTGTTAAGCAATAGTTATCTAAATCTGCACCCTCTATAAAGAACTTGTTGTATAAGTCAAGGGCTTTCTCTACTTTCTGTTCGCCTCTGTAATAAAATTCTTCTGAGCAGTTAAAGATACCAATGTCTAAGCTGCCTTTGTCTAATACCAAGAACTGAAAGTTTTTATATTCTTTGTTGAATAGATTGCAGTATAAGTAGCATTGTACATCATATCCGTACTTGTTAGCACTCCAGCTAAAGTCCTTAATGTTTGTTGTCGTTTTAATGTCGCAAATTCTATTATCCCCTAACACATCAGCCTTGCCTCTAAATGCAAAGCCTAAAATTGTGTCTATGGCTGGTATTTCAAACTCTGCTTTAGTTATTAGTTCCTTTGCGTGTTCATTGCGATAGAACGCATCTACAAGCCTTTCTGTTTCGCTTCTTTCCTTAGCGGTGTAAACAGTTCCAAACTCCGCCACAGCTTCTTTAAACTTCTTTGTGTTTCTACTTTGTACCTCTACAAACTTCTGAGAGGCAAACTTCTCTGGCTCAAGGATTGCCCAATGGAACAAAGCACCAGCCCTTAAAGCTGGGCTATCTCCACTCCCATACTTCAAGCTAAAGTTATACGTCTTAGGACTTGATAGAAGCTGTTTAAGGCTACTACTACTAAGCGCAAGGGTATTTAGTTCCCCATAGTAAAAAGTGTCATCTTCCATACGTTTAAGAAGTTCTGCTTTGTCGTAGTACTTTCCGTCTAATAGTTTTATCTTATCCATATTATTCAAGGTCATAGTTATAGCAATCTCGACAGCAGT